ATCTGGACGCAGACGCCAGCCTGAATGTTCTTTTAGCGAACGTCCAAACCAGTTATTAATCGGTCCCATGTACACAATGTACGCCCTGTCGAGAATAGCAATATGGTAGTTCTCGTACATCTTTCGCGCATGTACATCGTAGATGTCGCCCTCAAACTGAAGCAACTCTATGTACCCGGAGTTGTAATAGTCTTGCAACGAACCGAAACCATCAGCCTTAAAGCCTTCGGACTTACGCACATCGCCAGCGCGGAAAGCTTTGTAATGAGCACGGACATCTACAACCTTAGAGAAAGCGTTTTCCAAACCCTCTGCCCACTCAGGCATAGTGGAAATCATTTTTTGAATATCACCCATAGACAAGAGCATCCTCTCAATCTTTGGAGAATTCTTAAATGAACTACTAGTAATATCAAACACGATGTCATACGGTGAGATCCTACGCAGCACTGGTCCAACGTAGTTCTGAACAACCTGTCCATCAGACAGTTCATGCCTTTCGTTTAAGAACTCTACGTCAGCAAAGCAGTTGCCGTAATCAATAAAGTCAAAGACAAGCTTTGATATTTCCTGCCTAAACTTAGACAGGTTAAGCTTGTTCTTCATGTAGGTAATGATAGCGCGAGACTTCTCGTAAGTAGCAGACTGCTTATCAGCAGCCATCCAAGTAAACCAATCTTCATTAGGAAACAAAGCTGCCATGTAGTTGGCATGGAGGTTGTCGCGGATCTGACAGATCTTTGGCCTAGTGGTCTTATTCTTCCACGGAAGACTGCTATTACTAGTAGTACTGGTATCCGTGGCAAAGACGTAGTTACGCAGTTCGGCCCAATCCTTTTCCTTTTGGGCACGGGCAATAACCCACTTGTCGTACATGTCACAAATCTGGCGAGCAAACTCGTCAGGGTTAATGTACTGGTAAAGATCTAGAACTCTCTTTGGCATAGTAGTTACCTAAAGGATACGCCCCCGAAGCGGGAGCTATAGATGATGTTATTACTTTGGGTACGCCTGTTACCCACATGGAGCGGGGGAATAGCTACGTCAATCGCCGCAGCTAATGCGTCCTTTATGTCGTCATGTGCTGGTTTGCTTTGCAGCAGTTCTTCTTCTAGCAACTGACAGTTGCCCCCACGGTAGTGCCAAATAGCTTGGTTGTCGTAGCGGGGCTGGAGGATTGCAGCCAGACGTTCTTCCTTGGAACCCAAGTGCCTAGTCGGAAAGAACTCGTCGATAGACAGAGCCAGACCCTCTGGCTTGATGTACATCTCCTTAAGTTCTCGTACCACTGCGCTCTGGGCTACCGTCATTTCGGCACGTAGTTTTCTAAAATCCCAACGAATGTGCAGATCCCGTATATGCCTAAAGCACTCAGCAATCCTATCGGCACGAAAACGATCAATGTCAAGAACGTAAACATTGCGGTCAGAATCAATCCCAACCACGACAATAGCAGTATAGTCAGCCTTTTGAGAGAGACTGAATGCGAAGTCGATTGCGCCATATACGTTCACCTGTTTACCCATGACAAACCATTTGCCATTGTTGCGGCTTACATGGGCCTTGTCGTAGTATTGGAACTTCGTGGCGTCAATATCGCTATTGCCCCACGCATTAGGATCATTGTAGTACTGCGCGTAGAACTGTGTCTTGTCTAGGTACTGAGCTTTCTTCTTACTCAAGATACGCTCGTCAAACCCAAACCACTTGCCGTCTCCCCGTTGCTGTCGGGGCCAGATGAACTCACCAGTTCCGTCACCCCTGTCCTCAACTGAACGCTCAAAGATCTCGTAGACAGGGGCAGTGTCAATGATGTTGCCGCTCTTATCAAAGACCTCTTGCTCCATCTCCATCAAGTCATAGTACAAGTCTCGCGGATGATAGCGCGTACCGACAACCCACTCTTGGGCATCAGCACTTTCGATAGACGCCAATAGGCTATACTGAGTCTTTACCTTTTCCCTGCCGTCATTGGTATAGGCATTCTCTTGTACCACTACGTCGTCTAGGACTGCAATGTTACAGTGCAATCCCGTCAAGGATGTAGTCAATCCCCCCGTAAAGACCGTAGGATCTCTAACACCCTCCAGCTTACGCAAAGGATGATCGACCGCAATTTCTGAGTTAGTCCACTTCTCACGCTTGCCTTCCTCTGGGTTAATCAAGTCAGGCCAGTACATGCTTACCCACTTACTAGTAAGAATGTCCTTAATCATCTTTAGCTGCTTCTCAGCTAGGTTACTAGTACTAGAGATATAGAGCACGGTTACAGCAGGGTTCTTGACAATCTCCCAAGCCACACGGTAGGCAATCATTGCGCTCTTGCCGTGATCTCGCGGCAGCAGAACTAATTGGTGGCTCTTTCCATCCTCTCGCGTCCACCAGTTAACCAAGTCCTCGTGCACATGCCCAAGCACACGATGAGGCGCAACAAGCTGGATGAACTTCTTCAAGTCACCCAACGCTTCTTCGCGTATCAAGTCCTCGGTGGCTTTCTTTGCTGTTGCCATTTTATACCAGTGTATCGTATTCAGCTTGGAGTTCGTAATACCCAGTAGCTACTATAGTAGAGCCACCAGCATCTGTTGCAATCTCTAGCTTTAACAAAATTTCCTTATAGTCTATACCTCCTAGTGCTTGGCTTTTATACGCAGTAAGCTGCCACTCAGGAGAATTGCTATTCAGACTGATCCAAGAATTTAATGTCCCACTAGTCAGGTTGTCCCCAGAAATCTTGGTTGCTCGTATCCAGTAGTTACCTACATAGGTTGTAAGAGGGACTACCCACTGAGTACCAATTTGGTTGTATGCACCCAAGGTTCCGTTAAGGAGTGACGTTGCTTCTTCTAACTTTCCGTTGGTGTTTGCCCTTAGATATTCTTTTGCACTTCCACCGGGATATTGAGAAAAAGCATAATAGGTATTAGGAGCACCAAGAGTTCCACTAAGAGCAACCGTATCCGCAGTACCCGGAGTCAAGGTTACACTAGATGGAGACAAGGTTAGACTAGCTGCCCCTACTGCTAGGTTATAGCCACTCTGTGTCAGCGTGACATTACTAGGCGTAAAAGCAAGAGTAGCCTTATCTACATCGAAGTAAGTATGTTCGGTGTAGTTGTCAGGACTAGTTAGTAGCGGGTAAAGGAAAGCAGGAATCACGCTATTGCGTCTCCGTAAACCACCCACGTATTAGCGGCCAAGCAAAGAAGGCCAATGACACTGTGCTGAGTACGAGTCTTAAGACCCTTAGCACCGTTGATAGTAGCCGTACCTGACACGGTAACCTGACCAGCACCGCTCTGGACAATCAGCAAGAATGCACCTACGACACCCACACCCGTGTTCAAAACAACACTAGTAGCAGATCCAGAGGTACACCGGATAGTGGTGTTCATGTCATTACTAGTAAGAGTCCGAAGAGTAGTCGCCTCTGCGACAATCGGAATGCCAGCCTCACGATGCAAGATGCCCTTGAACTCGCCGTCATCTTCTACCAGATATTTGTCGTCGTGTTCTAACTGGGAACCCAGCATAGTCTGAAGGGTAGACAGGTCAATGCCCGTAGTGCTGGCATCGACGTAGGCTTTTGTAGCCGCCTCTGCATTTCCCACAGGGCTTGGAAGATTGAGAATCCGATTGCTGTTCATGTCGAGAGACGCGCCCATCGTATTGGGAGAAGTGCCATCTCGACTCAGGGTATTCTCTAGAGCAGCCTCAATAAGATCATTGTTGGCATTGTAGCGAGTCTCGCTTCCGTACCCAGTCGTAATGTCGTTGAGAGTTAGTTTTGCCATAGTTGTTACACCAGTTTAATCCCGAGCCGTTCTGCGGCTTCTTTGTGCGATAAAGATTCAGCGGCCATCCGGTGAGTCTCACGAGCGACTTCTTCCTTCGATGGCCTACCCCTATTGCGAGGACGGCTCTTATCCTCGTCCTTGAACTTCGATTCTGCAAACCACTTAGCAGCAGCTACGTCGCCACCGTCCATAGCATCCTTGAGCTTCCTGATGCCCTTTGCCTTGAGCAACAGGTCTAGTTCCCTGCGCCATTGGTCAATGAACGGACGCAGAGTAGGAGAGTTAAGCTGGCTTTCCCAACACTCGTAGGAGCCAAAGATACTCGTTGCAAAGATGTGCTCAGTAGGATCTGCGTACTCCAAGTACTTTCGTTTCACAGAGAGATAGCGGTTGCCGTCCACCTCCCTATCGTCTTCTGCGAGAGTAAAGAAAGCTGGGTACTTATCCCCAGCCTCTGTCAACTCAATGTAAAGGCTCTTAGTCCTCCACTTGTTGTTGACATCCTTAAACGCAGCTATCTCATCAAAGTGAGACTCTGCCACTGTTAGAGTGCCACCGCAGGAACCTTGTACGCCGTGCCGTTAGCATCGTAGAGAACCAAGTACCCAGTAGGAGTAGGTGCCCCTCCTGCATACGCAGTGTCCGTAGTCAGCTTGCCCTTGATGTTGGTAAAGGCAGAGTTGTCGGAAAGTTTAACCTCCAAGGACACCGTAGACCTACGAAGGCAAGGGAAGCTAGCCGTTACACCACCAAACATCAAACGGTCAAAGGTATTGCCATAACCAGTCAAGACCAACTGCCCAGAGATATTGGCATTGTCCATGATCCTGACAGCACCGGAGCTACCCAAGTAGAATTCACCCTCTCCGAGGAACCCGCCCCAGATCTCGTTAGCTCCAGCCGATACTTCACCGAATACGACCCCTGAGTAGGTAGTGTTGCTCGTACCGAACATGGCACAAGGAATACCTTGGTAGTCCTCAGTCCCCACAGCAACTAAGCCAGTCCAAGATACGTCGTAGTCCGTAGCCGTGTCCTTGACGAGAAGGTTCCCGGCGTAAGCTCCCCCGCTAGGAAGCAAGTTGTCCACCACAATGTTCTGGAGGTTGATGCTTCCTACGTTGAGGATGTCATTCCCGTTCATGTCCAAGTCAGCGTTCATCTGGTTTGGACTAGAACCGTCACGAGATAGGGTGTTGTTGAAGGCTGTCTCTAGGGTATCATTGTTTGCGTTGACGGCTGTATCAGAGGCCGAATCGGCCAAGGCACCTAGTTTTGGCATTGAGAACCCTCAAAGATTGAGATTTAACCAAGCCTAAGAGTAAGATTGAAGAATAAAAGTTCAATAAAGATTCGCGGGCGAACGAGAACCCCTTAGTAAAGGGGGTTGAGTGAGCCTAGCTTAGTTACTTATATAGTTATAGTTATACTATTCTTATTCTTATTTATACTATATACTATCTTACTAGTAACTATTACTATTACTAGATTAATGAGCCAAATTTCTTACCCTCCCCCTATTAGTCAAGCAAGATTCAAATTGGTGGAATTTCTCCGAGAAAATTTGGAGGGGTAGTGCTACTTATGCGCGTGTAGCCCCCGGCCCCCCTGCTACCCCTTCGCGCAAG